GGTCGCGTGAAGGCTAAGCTTCAAAAGCATGAGGACATGGCTGCGTCCAAGGCTCACAAGGGCCTGAAGACCGGTGGTGTCGTCAAAGGCAACGGTGGCGGCTACAAAAAAGGCGGCATGGTTGAGGGTGACACCAAGACCTACGAGCAGTACGCTGACGATGGCAACATCATCAAGACCAAGTCACACAAGACGACCAAAGTAGTTCAGGCCAAACCTGATCACTCCCCCGCCAAAACGGGAGATGTGAAGCTGGGCAATGGCGGTGGCTACAAGAAGGGCGGAATGGCTTGTGCAACTGGTGGTGTGGTTGACGGTCAAGGTGGTTACAAAAAGGGCGGTATGGCAAAAAAGGCCTACGCCACGGGGGGAAGTGTTAATAAAGAGGGCGCTCCCGTGGCCATGCCCCAAGGTCGTAAGCCCGCTCCAAAGCCTGTGTACATCACGGAGCTTGCCGGTACGTATAAGACCGGTGGCAAGGTGACCCCTGCACAGGGAAGGTTGCAGAAGATCTTTGATAAAGAGAATGCACCTGCAATGAAGGCTGCCAAGAAGGACTCGAATGAGAAGTACGGTCCCAAGGTAGTTAAAAAGGCTTACGGCGGCTCGTGCTAAACCGGTGGGGGCTTAGGCCCCCGCTTACTTTTAGGATCGAATCATGGCTGACGCAGTAACGAGTCAAACGCTTTTTGATGGCGAGCGAATGGCCATCATGAAATTTACGAACGTCAGTGATGGCACCGGTGAGTCCGCTGTGCTCAAGGTTGACGTTTCTTCCCTATCGTCTAGTGCCTCAGGTAAAGCCTGTGATGGCGTGACGATCAACAAGATTCACGCTTCTACTGCCGGCATGGGGGTCAATATCCTGTGGGATGCTGATACTGACGTGACCGCTTTTGTGGTGGGCGCTGATGGCTCTTACACGTGGGATTTCTCCATGTTTGGGGGCCTTACGAACAATGCCGGCGATGGCAAGACGGGTGACGTGAGATTCACAACCGTTGGGGCCACAAGCGGTGACACTTATTCCATCGTGCTTGAGATGGTAAAGAGCTACGCATGAGCATCATCTCGTCCGCTACAAGACAGGGGGCTTACGAGCCCTTTGAGTTACAGGTAGCTCGTGGTCAGATCTACGAGCACAAAAATCTGTTCCGATTTGGCAATAATGCGGACATCAATGGATCGACAGAAACCATTTGGTCGCATGGTGGGTTGTACGCATATCCTGCCGCTGCGATTCAGATGAAGGTGTCAAGCGCAAGTGCGGATGATGATGCGTCAGGGACGGGGGCCAGAACGGTTGTCGTGACGGGTCTGGATGCAAATTACAATGAAATTAGTGAAACCGTTGAGCTCGATGGCCAGACCGCGGTCCTTACGACCAAATCGTTCCTTCGAGTTTTTATGGCTTACGTTGCTACTGCTGGCTCTGGCGGGACTGCTGCTGGCATTATTTACGTGGGCACGGGAACCGTCACTGCCGGGGTACCTGCTACCGTCTACGCTGAGATTCCTATAGGTGCCAATCAGTCCCAGATGGCCATGTGGACTGTACCGGCTGGGTACACGCTATACATCACGGGCGGTACGTTCTCGGCCGCTTCAAATAACGTTGCCCAGTACGTGTTGGGTCAGTTCTTCTTCCGCCCTTTTGGGGGTGTGTTTTTGAACACTGCGGACATTACGGTCAACTCAAACGTATTCCGTTATGACTGGGAGATCCCCTTGCCCATTCCAGAAAAGTCAGACATCGAGGCTCGAGCGATTGCTCTGTCTGGGTCGAATTTCTTCATTACGGCCTCGTTTGAGGGCATTTACATCAAGAATGAGGGCGTCTAATGCCTGCCAAGTCTAAAGCTCAGTTCAAGCTCATGAAGGCCGCTGAAAACAATCCCAAGTTCGCAAAGAAGGTTGGGATCAAGCCTTCTGTGGCCAAAGAGTTCACCGAAAAAAATGTAGGAAAAAAAACATATGACAAGCTTCCTGTCCTCCTTAAAAAGGGTGGCCCGAGCCTTGCGATTGGCCGCGGTGAAAAGCTTCCAGCGGATCAAGGCGCTGGTCTTACGGCTAAAGGCAGGGAAAAGTACAATCGTGAAACCGGATCAAACTTGAAGGCTCCACAACCTCAAGGTGGTAAGCGCAGGGATTCATTCTGTGCGAGGATGGGTCCGGTAGCAGAGAAGAGCGAGAAGGGCAGTAGAGCTCGCGCATCGATGAAACGTTGGAATTGCCCGGGTTGGTGACCATGGCTTATTCAGGAACCGTAGGAACGACTGTTATTGATGTTCAAACCCTGATTGATCATGGGGCGAGACGTTGCGGCAAGCTTGCTGAGGAGTTGACCTCTGAGCAGGTTCTATCTTCACGTCAGTCGTTGTATTTCCTGCTCTCAAACCTGATCAACATCGGTATTCAGTACTGGGCGATTGAGAAGAAGGTTTTCGGCCTGAGGGCTGACAAATACATCTACGACCTCCCCTTGGGTGCAAATGACGCCCTGAACGTCCTTTATAGGCAGATGGAGCGCCCCTCTGGGAGCTACGCCTCGAGTGCCGGCGGAAACGTTGAGAACGCCTTTGACGACAATGTGGATACGATCTGTACGCAGAACGCTGCGAACGGGAATATCTCGGTTGATTACGGTGCTGACAACCCAACTTACATTGGGTCGATTGGAGTGCTTCCCGGCACGTCTGGGACCTTCAATGTGACCTTTGAGTGGTCCAATGACGGAATTACTTGGAACACCCTCTATACGCCCGGTGCAACGGCTTGGGTGAACGATGAGTGGCTCTGGTATGACATCCCAGCCGGCGCAACAGCTCGTTTTTATCGTATGCGAGAAACTGGCGGCGCAACCCTGTCAGTTCGTGAGCTGTACTTCGGCAATGATTCGCTAGAGGTCACGATGGCTCGTTTGAACCGCGATGACTACACGAACCTGCCGAACAAGAACTTCACTGCAAACCAGCCGTATCAATTTTGGTTTGATCGAACAGTTCCTCAGCCGTCGGTGTACCTGTGGCCAGTCCCGTCAAGCAATTTTGTGCAGATGACGGTTTGGTACTCGAGGCAGATCATGGACGTTGGATCTTTGACTGGTGAGCTCGAGATCCCGCAGAGGTGGTATGAGGCGACTGTGATGATGTTGTCGCACCGGATGGCCTTAGAGCTTCCCGGGGTGGATTTGCCAAGAATTCAGTATCTAGAGCAGCAGGCTGACAAGTACTTGTTGCAGGCAGAGATGGAGGAGCGTGACCGCGGACCAATCTACCTTGCGCCCGGAATCCAAGTCTATACGAGGTAGCGATGCCGATCTTCTTGGACACGGAGGGAATGTCAGACATCGCGATTGCGGTATGCGATCGATGCAGGATGAAGCGCCCCCACGCAATCATGCGAAACGACCCGAATTTTCCGGGTTTATTGGTTTGTCCTTACGGCTGCGCGGATGAGTTTGACCCGTACAGATTACCCGCAAGAAAAACCGAAAAAATCACAATCAGATTTCCCCGACCTGATGTATCTTTGACCGAGGTGGACGATCAGTCGCCTGAGTATCAAGGGAAATATGGACCGTAAAGGAATGTAAATGGCACAGTCTGGCTACACCCCTATCAAACTATATTACAGTACCGTCACCGGCAACGCGCCTACTGCCACCAACCTTTCGGATGGCGAGCTCGCGATAAACATTGCTGATGGAAAGCTGTTTTATAAAGACAGCGGTGGAACGGTATCGGTCTTGGCGCAAGCTGGCGCAGTGGTGGCAAACGCGATTGCGGGCGGCACTGCGAATCAGGTCGTCTATCAAACGGGCCCCAATACCACATCATTCATTGCCGCTCCATCCACACCCGGCACGTTTCTTTATTGGAGTGGGTCGTCGTTTTCGTGGCTTACGGGTGCTGGCCTTGGATCAGTCACCTCGGTTGATGCTGACGGCGGAACGACCGGTCTAACATTCACTGGCGGCCCGATCACGACGGCTGGAACTCTCACCATGTCAGGAACCTTGGCGGTTTCTCATGGGGGGACTGGAATCACTTCATTTGGTACCGGTGTTGCGACAGCGCTTGGATACAACACCACCGGTAGTGGCGGGATGGTGCTTGAGGACTCGCCATTGTTGGTGACTCCGAATCTTGGCATCCCCTCGGCTGTAGACCTAACTAATGCGACAAATGTCCCCGCTGATGAGTTAGTAGGTACGGTTGACGTGACGAATGGCGGCACCGGGGCAGCAACCCTCACGGCAAACAGCCTCATTGTTGGAAACGGCACATCGCCTGTGGCCGGGATTGCCCCGGGCGCTTCTGGCTATGTGCTAGCGAGTAACGGGACCAACTGGGTGGCCGTTTCTCCAGAAGCCGCAGGTGGTTCTCCGATTGGAACCATGGTGTACATGGCCGGAACCACTACCACAGGCTACCCCGGAACCACGTGGCTCAAGTGTGACGGCAGCATCATTTCGAAATCTACGTACTCAACGCTTTTTGATCGGATTGGGTACGCTCCTGATGGCTTCTCTACGCAGACCCAATGGGGTTATATGGGTCAGGCCACTACCAGTACGATCTGGCGCATGACTTATGGCGGCGGCAGGTGGATTTATGTAAATAACGGTGGCCGTATTGGAACGTCTACAGACGGCTTCAAATGGTCGGCAGAGACGACTGTTACGACATCCATTCTGTACGATGTTAGCTACGGCGGCACGAATAATCTTTACACCGTCGTGGGTAACGTAGGTGTTTTGTATACCTCTACTAACGCGGCCTCTTGGTCCGTTGGCACGTCAAATACCACCTCTATTCTGTATGTAACGCATGCCACCCCTTCGCTAATTTCCATAGCGGGTGATTTTGGAGCCTATCAAGCGTCTACGGATGGCGTCATTTACTCCACGTATGGCATCAACATGCAGTACACCACTGCGAATGCTACGCCAAGGGTGGCCCGCAACGGAAACACCTATGTTGCTGCTGGTGGTCTCGGATTCATATCGTACGCAAATGCTGCATTGAGCTTTACTCAGTGGAGCGCTGCCACTTCTGGAACGGTTAGCGAGCTGAGGGACGTCATTAGTAACGGCTCAAACCTGTTTATTACTGGTGGTGTGGGTGGTGTACTTCTAACATCTCTAAACGGCGCTACTTGGACGGCAAGAACATCTGGAACCACTAGCCACATTAACTGCCTGACGAATAATGGGACCACTCTCTACGTTTACGCTGGTGTTGGTGGGGCATTGTCCACTTCTCCTGATGGAACCACGTGGACGGCTCGGACATCTGGAACTGCCAGCGAAATTCGAGATATTCATTGGGATGGAAGCCAGTATGTGTACGTTGGGGTTGGTGGCGTAGTCGCAACATCTCCGAACGCAATTACATGGACTGCGCGTACGTCCACCGTTACTTTTCAGCTTGAAGGTGTATGGGGGAATGGAACAAGGTGGGTAGCTGCCGGTTTTGAAGGAACCGTGGTCACGTCTACCGACGCCATTACATGGTCGACCACTACGACCCCAACCTTCTCCCGCGAGGATTTCAGCTCAGTTGCGTTTGGAAACAGCACTTGGGTTCTTGTAACCCAGTCTGGCCAATCATTCACGTCGACTGACGGCATCACTTGGGGCTGGGGCAAGAACTTTAACTTGGAGTTCCTAAATGTGAACTTCTTAAGTGGCGTCTTTGTTTTCAGCGCGTCGAATTTTGTCGCCACTTCTACTGACCTGATCTCTTATGTTTACGCCGGTGGATCGGCGATGAACCGCAGAATTTACGACATTACTACCAACACAGCAAATGACAAGTGGGTGATGGTTTCTACGTCGAAACAAAATAACTCCACCGCCCAGAATCGTTGGTCGAATATCAGGTATTCAAGCGATGGCTACACTTGGCTGGGGGCCCCAGTACAGGGCGATGGGCCTTATACGCAAAACTGTTTGGCCACCACGGTGACCTATCTTTCGGTTGGTTATGGTGATGGTATGTACGTCGCCGGCGGAAACAATGGTCAGGTGCTCACCTCGACCGATGGGGAGACATGGACATCCTATGGTCTGGCAACGAACTCGACCGCCACGATGCTTGAGTTCGGAACGGATCTGTACGTCCTCGGGTATGAGATGCAGCGCAACTCAACTCAGACAACGTGGTGGAACTGGACAACTGCCCCGAACCCTTCGACCGCAAACCAAGGATTGTTTGCGCCGGTTAGGGCCATCAACGACGGCACAAAAATCGTTACGTGCGGCGGTTCTGGGCTAGCTTGGACCACCACTGATTGGAGCGCTTGGACGCAAGTTACGGCCACCACTTCGGGCCAACAGCTTAACTGCCTAAGTTACAACGGCTCCGTGTACGTTATTGGTGGTCAGGCTGCTACTATCCTGTCCTCAACAGATGCTGTCACATGGACTCCACGCACCTCTGCCGGAGGTACCCATCACTACGGGTTGGCATGGGGTTCTGGGCCCGGTTTGTGGGTCATGACGAGCAACACGGGTGCTATTCAGACCTCGCCCGATGGCATTACTTGGACGGCCCGCACGTCGGGTACTGCACAATCGCTCAACTGGGCGCATTATGCGAATAATCTGTATGTCGCGGTCGGGAACAACAATACGGTTGTCACATCAACCAATGGGACCACTTGGACCCTAACATCTGCGGCGGTTGGCAGCTGGGGTTATGTCACTTACGCCCAGAGCAAATGGGTTCTATCCGGAACCGCTAATGTTCTAACCACGACTGATTTTGTTACCTTCTCAACCGTTTATACAAGCCCTCAATCTGCGCTAGCAGTCAGGGCGTACTACGGCGACATTTCCGGCAAATGGTACCTTGTTCATGATTACGGAAACATTGTTACCTCCACCGACCTTGTGACATTCAGCAAGCGTTACGGTGGGGTTCCGCAGAATGCGGCCATCAACGGAATGACGTATGACGGCACTTATTGGGTGGCGGGTACTTCAACAAACGTTTCGACTGCTGCTGGTAGAAATCTGTTCACCTCGACGGATGCACAGACTTGGGTGGCCACAGGAAGCCAGCAGGAGACCATCTCGGTCTGCAACTACGTTGAGTATGGGAATGGTATTACCCTTGCCGTAGGGAACGCTGGACGCGGCTTCTACGCAGCTACAGACCCGTCAGTGTCGTTCTACTCTTGGGCGCTACTTACGACCTCTACTCCGAGGAGTATCGCGTATGGTTCAGACGGCAAGGTAGTAGTGGTCGGTCAAGGCGGATTCATTCGTTATTCAACTGACGGAAGGGTGTTTAACACCGTCACCTCTGGGACCACTTCGGTACTGAATACCGTTTCCTACGGAAATGGGCTGTGGGTGTGCGCTGGTGATGGTGGCGCTTTAAGGACCTCTACAGACGGTATCACATGGACTGGAACCACGCTGGGTGGCGCTCCATCGGTATTGGACATCATCTATGTGCCAGAGCAGAGCTTGTGGCTCTACACCACTGCTGGCGCTCCCGGTGGAGTGGTTACGACCACAGACTTCGTTACTTTTACTGGGCGTGCGACAACCATTGCTACGGGCAACATTTACACTGCCGTTTGGGGTAATGGACAGCTCATTGTTGGCTCAGATACCGGCGAGATGTCGATATCGAACAATGCCGTAAATGGATACTGGGCGGTATGGAGAGCTATCACAAGCCCGACTGTAAGTACTCAGGGGATTCTCCGGCTCAATTACTTTGCGGATGATCCAAAGATTAACTATATATTCGGCTCGAGCAATGGTGTAATTGCTACATCTTCTGGTGGCTGGGAATGGGACATGCATCGATGCATGAGCGTAGGAACCACGACGGCCCAGTTTGGAGCTGTGTGGTCAAGTGCTTATCACGACGGCTACTACTTCATCGGCGGCCAATTTGGTTCCACCTTCTATACCCGAGATCCGAACAAATGGACCACAAGAATCATCCCTACAATTACGAGCTACGACATTTACGAGTTTGCCAGCACACCATATGGTCTGTTGTCGATTGGCTTGTCTAGCGGCATATACCATATCTACAGTCCCACTTATAACTACAATACGGCCATCGAATTCAGGGTTCCCGACGCTATCCCTGAGTATTTGCCAAGCGTCAATGGAGAAGTAGACTCGGCTTTGTGGATAAAAGCCTTATAAACCTAGGAGAGAAAATGCAGCAAGATATTCACGTACTTGTAGTAACACCTGCGTATAGCGGAAAGGTCAATGCTCAGTACGCCGTGGCACTTGCGGACACTCAACTGTTGCTGAAAAGCAAGGGAATCAACATCACATTCAGAATTTCTGCCTCCGGTTCGTTGCTGGTAGCTGAGAGAAATCGGCTCACGCAAGCTTTTATGGAGTCAGAAGCGACGCACATGTTGTGTATTGATTCGGACCTCGGGTGGCCACCTGAGGCAGTTTTGAAGATGTTGGAAGCTGACAAGGAGTTTGTGTGTGGCATTTACCCGGTTCGGGGTCACAACACATTTACGTTTAGGCCCGACTGCAACCCCAATGGGTCAATTATCCAAGAGGGTCACCTGCTAAAGATGCAGTATGTTCCCGCTGGATTCATGCTCATAAAGCGCAGCGCCATTAAGAAGATGCAGGAAAAGCACAAGGACACCTACTTTAGCCCCAAGCATCATGAGAATCCCACCGGATCTGGCTACTGCCTTTTCAATACCGAGGTCTATGAGGGTGAGTTTTGGGGCGAGGATTATGTGTTTTGTAGAAAGGCTACTGAGGCGGGTGTCGATATTTGGGCCGACCCGCTCATTACCTTTGATCACAATGGAACCGTAGGGGTTCTAACGTCGGTCCTTAGCGATAAGCCGCCTGAGGACCAAGTGACTGATGTTGAAGCCAAATAGGTGATTGCATGTTAGTGTCCCGACTAGATCAAAATGGTGTGTTCCTCGAGGCCGTGGAGTATGAGTTTTCAGACGGCGTTATGGTCCTTCCCAAGGGCTACAGCTTCTCGTTGCCACCAGAGATTCCGTCGGGGCACTACGCAATCCTTCAGGGCGACTGGAAGATTATTGAGGGCAGCCCATATGGTGCTCCTGAGTCTAATGAGGACGCCCCCTCTTTAATTGATTTTCGGATACGAAGGAATGAGCTCCTGTCCGAATCTGACTGGACTCAGCTTGCTGATGCTCCACTCACGGCTGAGCAGAAATCTGCATGGGCCACGTACCGTCAGGCATTGCGAGATATCCCACAGTCCGAGGGCTACCCTGATAGCTTCATATGGCCCAATAGACCGTGATCGACCCAATAACCGCCCTAGCCACCGCGACGGCAGTCTTTAATGGACTGAAGAAGGCGGTTGAAATAGGCAGAGAGGCCGAGGACATCTTCGGCCAACTGTCTAAATGGGCTACGGCGGTTGCAGACGTACACGAGGGGATTGCTCAGGCGGACAAGCCGCCTCCCCTCTTTAAGAAGCTGACCTTTGCGAATGACAATGCCGCAGCCTTTGATGCGTATGCCGCCAAGGTTAAGCTTCAGCAACAGGAGAAAGAGCTGTACGAGATGTTCCTGTACGGGGAGCTTCAGCACCTCGGGGTGGATGGGTACAAGGAACTCATCAACATGCGCCGCAAGATCAAAGAGGATCGGGAGCGGCAGATCTACGCACAGGCTCGACGACGAAAAGAGTTTGTGGACGCTGTGGGTACATGGGCGCTGGTTTTACTGGCGCTTTTAGTTGCTGGCGTAGCAATCTGGCTGACGATCCACGTCATCACGAATAGGGGGCTGTAATGCTGTCACTCATCTCGACCCTTGGCGGGCTCTTGGTCTCTGGCCTACCTAAACTGCTTGAGTTCTTCCAAGACCGTGCTGACAAGGCTCACGAGGCTAACCTCATGCGGCTTCAGATGGAGCGCGAGCTGGCCATGGCTGCCCAAGGATTCGCTGCCCAAGCCCAAATGGAGGAGATTCGCACCGAGCAGGTCATGATGGAAACGACGGCTGAGATGACCAAGGCCGCTCTGAAGCATGACGAGAAGGTTCTGGATCGTGCCCATAAATGGGTAGCGTCTTATGTCGGCACGGTGAGGCCAACGGTGACCTACATTTTTGTGTTTGAGCTGGTCGGAATTAACATCTGGTTGTGCTTCTATTTGTGGAATAACCCCCAGCTCATTAACTCAATCGACGACGTGATGCGATATGCGGACGTCCTGTTTTCCTCTGATGAGATGGCCATGTTAGGGGGAATTATCGGCTACTGGTTCGGAAGTCGAGGTTGGAGTAAGCGGTGAAAACATCCTCTTCCACACGGGAGATGATGGCGCATCACGAGGGGGTTAGATTAAGGCCGTACCTTTGTCCGGCGCATCTTTGGACGCTTGGAATTGGATCGGTTTTGCACCCCGAGCAGATCAAATTGCCGATGGTGAGGAAGGATGGATACACAGGACCGTTACGCAAGGATTTCCCGCTTGGAGATCAGTACCGCAAGAAGTTTACAAAAGAGGAGGTCATGGACTTCTTTGAGAAAGACTTGGGTCGTTTTGAGCGTGGTGTTCTTCGATATTGCCCTCGCGTACTGGGCAACCAAGCAGCTTTTGACGCTCTTGTCAGTCTGAGCTTTAACATCGGCTTGGGGGGCCTGCAAAGGTCCTCCGTAAGGATGAAATTCAACCGTGGGGACTACCTCGGAGCGGCTGAAGCGTTTATGATGTGGACCAAGGGTGGTGGCCGTATTCTGCCCGGTCTTGTCAAACGAAGGCTTGATGAGAAGAAACTTTTTTTGAGTGGATTTGAGGACGAATAATGGATTCACAAACCCTTCTAAATGTGGCCTTTGCTTGTGCTGGATTTTTTGGTGGCTGGACAATCAACTCGCTTTCCCGTTCGATCATCCGTATTGAGGACAAGCTTTCAGAGCTTCCGCTGGTTTATGTGGCCAAGGATGATTACAAGCGAGATATTGACGACGTCAAGAGCATGTTGACAAGGATCTTTGACAAGCTTGACGGAAAGGTGGACAAGAATGAGTTCCGCAGTCAAGGCTGATCCGACCAAATGGAAGCGGATTGTCGCTTCTGTCAAAGCCTCCGATAAAGGGGGCAATCCGGGCCAGTGGAGCGCGAGGAAGGCTCAACTAGCCACCCAGAAGTACAAAGCCTCTGGAGGGGGTTACAAGGGCCCCAAAAAGGCCGATAATTCGTTATCGAAGTGGACGAAGGAGGACTGGGGAACCCGGTCTGGAAAGCCGTCTACGCAGGGACCTGAAGCGACCGGCGAGCGTTATTTGCCGAAAGCGAAACGAGAGAAGCTGACCCCTTCTGAATACGCGGCAACAACGAGAGCCAAACGCGAGGGAATGCGGCAGGGGAAACAATTTGTTCCTCAGCCTGAATCGATCAAGAAAAAGGTTTGGTAAATGACTGCTGCTGCCGTAATGACTTATGACAGCCTCGTCGAAGACATTGAGTCTTATCTCGATCGAACTGATCAGGCCACCATTCAAAAAATACCGACATTCATCATGCTGGCTGAGCAGGTTATCGCTGCTGAGCTCAAGTTCCTTGGAAACCTGACGGTCAACACCTCAAATTTCGTCAAGGGTCAGGCGATTGTAGACAAGCCTGCTCGCTGGAGAAAGACCGTTTCTATGAACGTGACAGTGGCTGGCGAACGTCGCCCTGTCCTCCTCCGCAAGTACGAATACCTTCGTGAGTACTGGCCAGATCCAGCCGAAGAGGGCGTTCCTGCTTACTACTGTGATTATGACTACACGCACTGGTTGGTAGCGGCTACACCAGACGACGATTATGAGTTTGAGGTGCTGTATTACGAGCGATTGCAGCCGCTAGATTCCTCAAACCAAACGAATTGGTTTACCCAGTACGCTCCTCAGGCGATGCTATATGGCAGCCTTTTGCAGGCCATGCCGTTCCTGAAAAACGACGAGCGAATTCCGATGTGGCAGGGCCAGTACGACAAGATTATGGGGGTTCTCAAAGTTGAGGATATTTCTCGTATTGGTGACCGCCAAACAATTGTGAGGGATTCATGAGCTATAACAGTCCGTTTACCGGTAACGTAGTACAGCCTACCGATGTTTCCTATCGGTCGGTAACCCTTTCCGCCAACACTCAGCTCGAGTGGCCGATCAATGGCAGCGCAACCAACAATTACGCTGCTCGAATCATGGATGTCTCGGCCACTTCTGCCGGCCTTCAGCTTCGGATGCCACCGGCGAATCAGACATCGGTAGGTAACGATGCGATGATTCGGAACGTGGGGGCCAACACCTTCACGGTCTACGATTATGACGGGCAAAACACCATCGTCAGTATCGCGGCGGGTGAGGCGAAGTACATCTACATCACCACCAACGCCAACACAGCCGGAACTTGGGGCACGTTGGGATTTGGTGCTGGGACATCATCTGCGAACGCTGCGACCCTAGCTGGTTTGGGTTTGGTTGCTTCTGGCTCAACCCTAAATCAAAGCCACCCAATCCAATCGATTGTTAACGGGTCGACCATCACTTCCGGCGCTAGAGCGCAGACATTGTTGTGGTCTGGTGGCACAGGAACCGTTACGCTGCCTTTGGCTGCTAGTCTTGGTGCCAACTGGTTTACGCTCATTAAGAACAATGGCACTGGCACCTTGACGGTTAATACGAGCAGTAGCCAGACCATTGATAGCTCCCTGACTAAAAACTTTAACCCGAATGAGTCGGCTTTCATTATCTGCACCGGAAGCGATTTCATTACGGTCGGTTATGGCGTAAGCACTAATTTCTCGTACACGGTTCTAACAAAGCCCGTTACAGCAGGTTCGTATACGCTGACTGCTAGCGAGGCTTCAAACGTTATTCAGGTCTTTACTGGGACCCTGACGAATAACGTGGTGATCAACTATCCGCCGGTTGTGAACTTTTACGTGGTGTCGAATCAGACGTCTGCTGGTGGTTACACGCTGACGCTGCAAACTGGGATATTAGGTGGCGCGACAGCCACCATTCCAGCCGGAGGTCAGGCGACCGTAATCTGCGACGGAACGAATTTCCTAAACGCGAACACCGTTCAAGCGGGTGCTACTTCTATTCAGGTGGTCGATGGGTCGGCTGGCTCACCATCTATTCAGTTCGCCTCAGAAACTAACACCGGAATTTATAGGCCCGGAGCTGGTACTTTCGGCATATCAGTACTCGGAAACAACATCGTTGACGTGACCACATCTGGCCTATCCGTGACTGGTAGCGGAAACTTTACCGGAGGCATCTCCGGCGGCACGTTCTAATGTCAAAAAAAGTATTCGCCCTTGATACGTTGCCCGGTATTCAGCGGGACGGAACCCTTTTCGACAAGGGCTTTTATGCAGACGGTCGCTGGTGCAGGTTTCAGCGTGGACGTCCTCGCAAGATGGGCGGCTATCGCGAGATCACACCATCTATCGCTGGTATCTCGAGAGGCGTGTACGTAAGCCCGCAGAATGGCTTTAACAATGTGTTTAACGGCTACCGAGATGGCCTTCAGGTTACGCCGATTAACAATGACGGTGTCGGTGCTGGTATTACGAACCTGACGCTCACCGACTTTAGCCAGAACATAAACAATCTCTGGCAGTTCGACACTTTCACTGACACGCTTGGGTCTGGGAATACGCTGCTGCTTGCTCATCCCGGTCAGAATCTAGCGCAGATTGATAGCACGACCAATACGCCGGTACTTCAGGGCCCTATCGCTGGTGGGAACATGTCTGCGATCGGTGTGTTTACCGACTCATTGACGCTTACCTCTGGATCTCCTACGGCAACGCTTGCCACGGCAAACCCGCTCATCGGAGCTGGACAGAGCGTGTCTGGCACGGGCATTCCAGCGGGCACCACGGTGGTGTCCGTAGTTTCGACCACTGTGACGCTGTCCCAAAATGCAACGGCTTCTGGCGCGCAGACCATCACGTTTGATAACAACGTCGACGTGTCCGGTGGTGTAGTGGTGCTGCACCCTTACGTCTTCGTATATGGCAATGACGGGCTTCTGCGGAACTGCTCCTCTGGGAACATTAACGACTGGGTTTCTGCTGATGCCAATGAGGTTAACGTGGCCACCGGCAAGATCGTCAAGGGCCTACCCGTTCGTGGCGGATCAAATTCACCTTCGGGTTTGTTTTGGTCGCTGGACTCCTTGGTTCGGGTGTCCTATGTCGGGGGTGTGGGCACCCCAGCCCAATTCTGGCGATATGACGTGATCACGAGCCAGACCTCCATCATGTCTTCGCAGTGCGCGATTGAATACGATGGCATCTACTACTGGATTGCTACTGACCGCTTCATGCTGTACAACGGCGTGGCCAAAGAGATCCCAAACAATTTCAATCAGAACTTCTTCTTCGACAACCTAAACTACGCTCAACGCCAAAAGGTATGGGCTACAAAGGTTCCGCGGTTTGGAGAGATCTGGTGGTATTACCCTCGTGGCGACTCCACCGAGTGCAACGACGCCATCATTTACAACGTCCGTGAAAATGTCTGGTATGACGCTGGGACCGCTCTTGGAGCTCGTCGGTCGGCTGGATTCTTCTCTCAGGTCTTCCGTTATCCGATTGCAGCCGGATGGGAGCCTAACGCGGTTGGTGGTGTAGACGACTTTATCCTTAATAGCGGCGGATCTGGATACACGGACGGCACGTACCTATACATCCCGCTGACTGGTGGCTCGGGGACCGGAGCAACTGCCACGATTACTGTAGCCTCCGGGGTTGTAACGACGGTGGTAATCGAGGATCAGGGCGTGAACTATGTGGTCGGCGACCTCCTGTCTGTTGATCCAGCCGCTCTTGGTGGTGGATCTGGATTCGAGATAGAGCTCACGGTACTTGAGACCTTTGTGTCCCTGTGGCAGCACGAGGTTGGCACGGATGCTGTTAAGGGTACAAATGCGCTGGCCATTGAGAGCTTTTTTGAGACCAATGACCTTGGCTGGGTGAGTGGCGGGCCTTCTCAGCCCTCCCCGGTTGGTGAAAACAGATGGTTATTGTTGGAGCGTGTTGAGCCAGACTTTTTGATGTCGGGTGATATGGAGCTTTATGTCATTGGAAGACCGTACGCTCAGTCTGAAGATTTGGTGTCAAGCCCATTTGTGTTTGATGAAAACACCAATAAAATTGACATGAAGCAGCAGAGGCGAGAGCTAAGACTCAAGTTCGTTTCTAATACCTCTGGTGGGAATTACCAGTGCGGTCGAATCATTGTCAACGCTGAAGTTGGCGACGTCAGGGGATATTGATGTCAATTCTGTACGACCCGAGGCACCAAACCTTTGAGAGCTGGGCGAGCCTCTTGGTTGAGCAGTATGCGGCTCAGCAGCTTGAAATTCCCAGCCCCTCTACTGACTGGAAAGATTGGGGAAGGGGCTTAAAAGCCATTGATGTCTTTGCAAACGAAGCGATCCCGGGTACTGAAGATTTTGAAAACTGGCAGGACTGGGCTCAGGCGTTAATCGGCAGCGTAAATCCGGCGGCATAAATGGCGATCAACAGAAACATCTCAAGGCTTGCAACTGAAGATGAGCTCAATGGGGCTCTTTCTGTATTTGATCCAAATTGGATGAACCTCACCCCAGAGCAAAAGCAGCAGAATGCTATGTCTGCGCTTGATCTGTATGGCGGTGATCGCAATCAGTTGCTCTCGAACTTCAACCAACAGTTCAACACGACTGCTGGGATGTCTGACCTTGATTACCTGCTGAACTACAAGCCGGCGGATCAAGGGGCGGTTGTCTCTGGGCCTATCACCCCTGTTCAAGATGATTCCTCGGTCGTTTCTGGCCTTGATTACGCTACCAAAGAGGGTGGTATTGGTGAAAACCAGTACTACGAAAATATCCGAAATCGGGTGACAGACATTGGTGGTAGTGGTTTGGGCGCCCTTGATCAGGCTGCAAAGCTGCGTGAAGAGGCTGGGCAGTACGGCATCTCAAATCAGGACATTTCGAACGCCTTGGGCATTCCCCTTGCTGATGTCAATGCCCTCTTGAATCCTGTTGACACGTCAAACGTGTTGGACACGATTGGCGCCACATTTGACCAAGATGCTTTGGATCGTTTGACCGCCTCAGTTGATGCCGATGCAATCGCAGAGGATCTTTCCCCAAAGGTTGATGAGGCAAAAAAGGACACAGTCCGTGACTTTCAGGGCAATGAGTTCAGCGGAAGCGAGATCCTGAATCTTGCCCAGCAGATTTCTGGAAGCGTTGACACCTCAAAGGTTGGTGGCGCTGTTTACGGGACCAAGGGTGAATCTATTGGCTTTGATTACGAAGAGGCCAAGAATATCTTGGGTCGAGAGCCTACTGCGGCAGATCAGGTTTTGTTGGACATGGCCAGATCCCTCCGTCAAAAGGGCGTGACTGATCTCAGTCAGATCAAGGTTGAGGATGTTGTCGTCAATCAGGAGTCGTCTGTTTATACGGACCCTGAGACCGGTGAGAAATTTCTGGTTGACGCTGATGGCGCAAAGATCCGCTCCCTAACTCCTGAAGAGGTGTCCAACATTCGCCTGAAGGAAGTTGGTTCTGGCGACAACACCTACACCCAAGAGGTTCTTGATACCGAGGTCAAAACAAAACAGACCGTAGGCCCGGATGGGAAGCCGATTTACCTTTATGGTGAAGAGGGCGGAAATGTCTTCGGTGAGACATACACAGGTGAAGGTGCTACTGACTACGTGATGGTCTTCGATGAGGAGACTGGAAAGCCCAAGTTCTACACCACGGGTCGCTCTACATCGGACATGGAAAAGATTTCCATGGCGATGACCTTCCTGAGCTTTATTCCCGGGGTGGCTCCGTTCATTCAAGCGATTCAGGGCGCCTATGCATTAAAGGAGGGGGACCCCTTAGCGGCCATTGCTAACCTTGCTGGAGCTGCCGGGTATGGTGATGTTGCCCGAATCGCTGGAGCGGCTAATGCGGCCTCTAAGGGGGATGTATTGGGGGCTGCTTTCAGCCTTGCGGGGACGTCTTTTGGCGCTGACTTCCTGAAGACTGATCTGGGCGGCGGATTCACTATGAACGACGTGGTGACCGCAGGCAAGATCGTCTCTGGTATCGACAAGGGGGACTACGGATTAGCCCTGTCGGCTGCTGGCGACCTGATGAAGAGCTCAGACCTCAAGGTCGCCTCTGCTGGTATCAATGTCTACAACGCCATCAAGAGCGGTGATCCGCTCGCGATGATTCGCGCTGTTGATGATGCCAACAAGATTGTTCAGTACATCGGTGGGAATACAAGTGCCAAGGACACAATTACTACCACCGCTCCTGCTGGATCTGGGCTAACCGTTCCCGGTAGCACTCCGAAGGTTTCGTTGACCGAGACGGGGCAGGCCTCCCTTACCGGGACCGGGTCTCTGTCTGATCAGGCTTGGGAGGCTGGCCTCACCTCGTTTATGAATGCATCCAACAAGGGCCTGTCATTTGAAGACGCCCTTGCAGCATCAAACCGTGAAGTCGGTGGCCTTCTGTCCAAAGAGAGTGGTGGAGCGCTTGCCACGCCTTACACCGGAATTGCGGATCTCAAAGGCAAAGAGGATTGGGACAAGGCGGTTAATGCCTACACCTACGCGATCAATAAGGGAGCTGACCCCAAAGACGCATTTACCTTCTCAAAGCTTGTTGCGAGTGGCCAGCAAATCGTCCCAACGGAAACCAAGCTGGATGCAAACAATGTCACGCTGACCAAGTCTGATGACAAGACAGCCGGAGGTAGCACTCAGGTTGGATCAATAAAGCTCTCTTATGGAACCGAGGGTGACAAGGACATGGGGACCATTTATGTCTTTGGTCCGAATGCCCAAGCGTCTTTTTCTGAGGTGATGAATCTTCCCGGGGCCCAGAAACTTAGCCTTCTCGACAGAAAAGACGGTGAGATCTGGGAGGTTGATGACCAGACCTATTACAAGAACGGCGACAAGATTTACAGCATGCCGACTGTTGCAGCTCAGGCAATTGGTGTTCCCATCGCAGCTCTAGGTGAAATGATGTCCGCTGCTGGAGGGGCTGCTGCGGCCACTGGCGCTGCAAAACAAGACAACTGGTTCACTCGAACTGGAAACGAGCTAAATACAAAAGGCATTGAGGCGCTGGGTCAGGATGTAAACACTGAGCGCAAGAACATCGTAAACGCCGTCCAGAACGAAGAGGGTTTCTGGAACAAGTTCAAAGCGGTTGTAAAGAGCTCAATCGACAACCCCCTTGGAGCCGCTTCTTACGTTGCTGTAGAGCTTCCACAGGAGTTTGCTGTGATTGGCGCTGCCACAAAGGTGGCTCGTCTCTACGGCATCGTTGCTGGTGTTGGTGCCGATATGGGCATGAACGCCATTGAGGCTGCTGGTGCTGGATACAACGAGGCTTACAACCAAGCGATCAGGGCAGGCAAGAACGAGGAAGAAGCTCGAGACGTTGCCATGGATCGTGCACTTGTCGACGCTGCACTGGCCGCGACAGTTGGTAGCGTGGTTGACGCCTCAATCATTAAGAGCATGACCAAGGCTAGTGATGACGTAGTGAATGCCGGATTAAAAACCTTTACTGATAAGGCCGCAGATGTTGGTAAAGGTGTTGGAAAGTCGGTCACTACAACCGGAAAAGAATTCGGCACTGAAGGTATTGAAGCTGGTGCTGGTGCGGCGGTAACAGATCTCGGTATTACTGGAAAGGTCGACTGGAACAACCTCTGGACCTCGGTTGTGATTGAGGGTGCGATTGGTGGAAAGACTGCCGGCACCATCCAGACGAGCGTGACCGCCGTGGGCCCTGATAGCTCTACCGCTGACGTCGTTTACTCCCTTGCGCCGACGAACGGTGACTCAGTCATGAGCACTGTGTCGAGCATCACCTCTAAAGGCGGGTCTCCTGCGGACGTGGCGGCCAACCTGAACACCGCATTGACTGATCTTGGCTTGAGTGTTGATCAGGCTAAATCAATCTCGAACACAGCAATTGCTGAGTCCGCTGTTAATCAGATCAACTCTGGTGGTGTTTTTACAATCGGAGACGTTAGTACGATTGTTGGCACAGACTCGGCAGGTAATAACGTCACACTTGGGGATGTCATCGCAGACGCCTCACTGAACGCTGGCGGTAAGTTTGATGTCGATTCAAGTGTTGTTATCGGCACAAACGCTGATGGCAGCTCAATGACGCTGAGTGATCTGGCCGAAGCCTCAAAAGGCGGTACGGTTATCGAGACCAAGTCAGAGGGGGGCGTAACGACGGACACGTCGGTTAATAACGTTACCGGGTCTACGACTACGACCACTACCGACTCAAATAACAACACCTCAACGACGTCGACGGTAAATGCGAATAACGGCTCAACCACCACAACGACGGTTGATGGAAATGCAAACACAGTAACGACTACAGACTCAACTGCGGACGTTAATTCTACTGCTACCGTTGATGGCAACAGCAACACAGCGAATGTTACTCAAACGGATCTGGATTCCAACGTAGTGACTGACACGAGTGTTGATGCGAATAACGGCACCGTCACGACTGTAACCACGGACTCGACGTCTGACGTTACGACAACGACAAATGTGGATAACACCAACAATACTCAGACGTCGGTAACGACCGATGGGGGTGTCACCACTGAAACTAGCGTTGACCCAGATAATAACAATGCTACGGTCGTAACAACCGACGGCAACGTTCAGACCACCACAACGATTGACACCAACACGAACACCGTTATTACGGTGACAACCGATTTGAATACTGGTGTTGTGATCAGTGAGGAAGAGAAGCCGGTTGGGGATGTCCCGATAACCCAGATTCTTAACACGCTTGATCCGACCAAGAAGACCACAAAAACAACCAAGTCGCCAACTGCAACTCCTACTGGAGCCATGCCTTTGGCCTTAGGCGCTGCTTTGGCGGCTAACCCATCCTTGGCTGCTGAGTTTGAAAACCTATTTTCTGGTCCGGCCAAGAAATTTAAGTCACCTCTTGATGACTTTATGCAACAAGTAGATGAAAATTATGCTCAACAAGTTGCCGATCAAGAGGCGGCAGAAGCGGCTCAACGAGCTCAAGAGGAAGAAATGCGAAAGTACTACAGTTATGGCCGAGAGCGCGACATTGACGACATCCTCGGTGAGGGCCTTCTTGAAGAGTCTCCGCTCAGCGAATCATTTGAGGGTCTTGGGATGTCTGATATGTACCCAAGGGCTGCCAAGGCTGGTGGTCTGATGACCCCTCTGATGGCCAAAGGGGGTAATCCTCCCGCGGTTCATTATGCCGGCAAGCCACGGATTGACTTCCGTAAGGGCGCTCATGTTGCAGGCCCCGGAGACGGTCAGTCTGACGACATTCCCGCGATGCTTGCTGACGGTGAATTTGTATTCCCAGCGGACGTAGTTGCGGCTCTCGGAAATGGCTCAACCAAGGCTGGATCAGATAAACTGTACGAGATGATGCACGAGATCCGGCGTCGTTATCGGTCCGCCAAACCGAAGGATCTGCCTCCACCGGCTAAAAAATCGCCCTTGGAGTACCTGTCGAAGAAAGGTAGGAGATAAACATGGCTGATTTTATGCAGGGGTCGCCGTTACCAGACATAACGAAGACGACCACTAGAACTGCTCCAGAATATTACACCGACTACCTGTCAGCGATTGCAACCGCTGGGCAGCCATACCTTACAAAGCCCTCTACTGAGCTTGTCGCCGGCCTTGATCCGCTTCAAATGACTGGTTACGAGGGAATTGAGAGTGGCGCAGGGGCTTACGATACGGGCCTTGGTGAGGCTGAGTCGGCCATCTCCGGTCTTACTGGCGGGTTCGACGTGGGCCGCATCTCTGACTACATGGACCCGTACAAGAAGAACGTGGTCGAGGAAATGGAGCGACAGGCTCAGCAGCAGCTTCAGCGATCCATTCTGCCGACCCTTAAAGCGGGTTTTGTTGGAACCGGTGGCCTAGGTGGTCAAAGGTACGCGGGGGCTTTAGGACAGGCCTTGGCTGATGTTCAGGCAGATTTAACTGGAAAGACCTACGGAGCCCTTTCTGCTGGTTATAAAGACGCTTTGAATGCCGCCTTGCAAGGGTACGGGATGGAGACGCAAGCCGCTCAGACTCAGGCGAACATTGCGAAGCTTGCTCAGGATCTCGGCATTTCCGAATCTGAGGCGCTTCGTAAGGCCGGCGCTGAGAAGCAGGCGTTTGAGCAGGCAAAGATCAATGCTCCGCTTTCGACCGCTCAGAATGTTTCCAACCTCCTGCGCGGCTTTGAGTACCCGACTAGCGAAAAGTATGTTGGCCCCGGCGAAAGAGGCATGTATGGGCTAAGCGACTTTGACAAGATTGCCGGTTTGCTCTCAACGGTTGGTGCTGTGACTAGCGGTGGAAGCTCTGGCAACAAGCTTACCGACCTGTCAAATCTCTTCAATCAGTTTAAAAATTTGGGTGGCTATAGTCCGTCAAACGTTACCGACATTGATATGGATTACGGTGATGTTGATCCATTTGGGATAGGTTAATCATGGCCGAGAAAAAAGGTGCTTTAGCCGCAATTCCAACGTACATGTTTGATGACGAGGAAAGCAAAGCTCGTCAGAAGGCATATAACGAGGCTCTTGAGCGGGTTCAGAAGTCTTTAGACCAGCGTAAGAGCCGGTTTATTGACCCGACATGGGCAGCGGCTGCTGAGGCCTTCTTGACGCCTAAGTCGACTGGAAGCTCCTTTGAGGGATTTGGCACTTTAGCCAAGAAGCTTCGAGAGGCTCAGACAACGGAAGAAGAAGAGGAGCGCATGATCGCTGCTCAGCAGCTCGAGACCGCCAAGCTTGGTGTCGACCTCACCGCTCGTCAGAAGATGATGGAGCAGACTGGTAGGCTATTCTCTGGACAGCAACCTTTTGTGTCTCCCGGTGCTGCTTCCGGCGCCCCTCAGGGTGGCCCCTTAACGGCGGAAGAAAATGCCATCGTCGTTCAGTTGAGGGCAAAAGGCGCCGACGCCCCGTCTATTTTGAAGGCGCTTCAGGACTACCGCTCCGGCAAAATAAAGGTCACAGAAGGCGGTGTTTATGACATCGCGTCTGGCGCATTCACTCCGTTTGAGAAGGGTGGCGCATCAGTAGAGCGTGACGTTTATGTTCAGGAGCCAGATGGCTCAATGTCTGTTGAGAAGTACAACGTCCCGCCATCAATCGCCTCAAGGCTTGATTCAGCACTGAGCAAGGGCGACATGGAAGAGTACCGCAAGCTGGCTGACATGGTAACGAGGGGACCGCTTGCTTCTAAGCCTGCTGCTGCTCCTGCTGCTCCCGCCGGTCCTGCTGCTGCTCCTGTTGCTGGTGCCCCTGCTCCTGCTGCCGCCCCCGCTCCTGTTGGCGCCCCTGCTGGTGCTCCCCCGGCAGACACTCGTGGGAGACTGCCGTCAGCGTCTGAAAGGGCTGCTGAGTCTGAAGCGAACAAGGTTTTTGCCACAGAAACTGCAAAAAAATCAGCAGAGATGGAAGCGGCGTTGCCTGATAAATACCAGCAGGCCCTGATGATGTCGAACACGGCGCAGCAAACAGCAAACTTGGTTGCTCAAAGCCCGCAGGTTTATGGTCAGTTAAGGCAACCCGGTATCGCCTCTGCGATTGGCAGGCTGATCCAAGAGGGAATTCGTGCCGGTAACACAACGATTTCCTTGGGTGGCTTTGAGGATGCTGTTCGGCAGGTCAACCCGAATATTTCAAAAGCGGACCTTGATAACCTGATGACGGTTGCAGGAAACCTCGCTGAGCTCGAGCTGATCTACACAAACCTCTACTTGAGGGGCGGCGGTCAGATCACAGAGGGCGAGCGTGAGATTGTTCGTCGGGTGGTCGGTTCGCCAGCCCTTAGCCCGAAGTTCTTGGTTTTAAAGTCGCAGCTTCTCAAGACCAGATCTGATCAGGATATTGCGTTGTACGATGCTTTCCAGTCGGCTAAAGAGCAAAATCCATCAATTCGTTACGCTCAGTGGCTTAACGGGTCTCAGGCGCGTGGCATCCTCAATCAGTTTGATAAACGGTTTAAGAATCTCATGGGGCTGGTTCCGTCCGAAGGAAAAGGGGCACCCAAGCCGAGTACACCTCCCGCGGCTTCAAGACCCGCCCCGAAGCGTTCACCTGAAGAAGGGGTGGATGTTCCTGAGGCGATTCCCTCTGGAGGCGCTGTATTAGGTAGGAGAGCTATTTAATGGACGAGCTTGAAGAAATCACAGTACAGCTTGCAAACGGCAAAGTTGTAAAGGTTGTTGCTCCAAAGGGAACGACTGATCAAGAGGCATACGCACTTGCTGAGGCTCAAGAGGCTGGCGTTGGCGAGGTAGGCGCCGAGGAAGAATCGGATGAAATACCCGGTCTTCCTCCTGACTATGAAAAGCGAATGGCCGATGCTGAGGCTGCTGCCCAAAGAGCCGCACAAGAACAGGCGATTGGTCAGGCAAGGGCTACTGGTCAAATGGTTGGCGGCGGTGCGGGTGGGGCCCTCTCCCTCGCAAGAACCGCGGGTGACGTAGGTAGGTCAATGATGGGAAGGCCCCCTCAGGGACTTCAGTCTCCATTAGGAACCCTTCCCGGTGGTCTTCAGAACACTCCCGGCCAGAAGTGGGCCGCTAAGGTTGTTGGCCAACCCGGCCTTCAGATGAGACCTGATGACTACTCCGTTTCTCAAGCTGCCCAGCGTTATCAAAAAGCAATGCCCTCAGGGAAGGTTTCCGGTCCCGCTGCGAAGAAGTACGGGCTTGGTCCCTTAGATATTCGTCGTCAGCTTTCAACCGCTCCTCCGAGACCAAGCGGGCTCGAGGCCATCACGCAGAGATTCGGTCAGCTTGCGAACTCCGGACCCATGCGGTTTGCTGCTCGTAAGGTACTGCCCCCTGTAGCTGGCGCATACGGCCTTGGTGAGCTTGCTGCCGCTGCTCAGGAGGGAATGTACTCTGAGAAACCGGACCCTGTTAGAACGGGTTTAACGGCCCTAGGGGGGCTTGGTGGCGTGTTGTCTATGTTCCCAGCCACTGCACCGGTTGGTGTTCCATTGGCTATAGGGTCCGCTCTGTTCCAGCCTCCCACTGAGGAAGAGCGCCGGTTCAGGGACATGCAGGCTACAGAGAGCCCGTTTGCTTACGGGCCCTAAGATCTCCTTGTAGTTGCTCTCCTTTCCCCGGCTAGACCGGGGTTTTTTTACGGCTTGAGCCTGTCGAGGATCTTCCCGACCTCGGTGTTGAGGTCAGAGACGATTTGTGTGCAGCGTTGATGCTCATCCGCTCTGATCTTTGGCTCAACGAAGGCCGCGATCTTACGAGCGAACTGAACGATGTCGACCTCATCCGCAATGATTGCGTTGGGTTCGTGTTGATCGCAGTAAAAGAAAATTTGCTTGATGTCGTCGTCAGTCATTTTTCCACCTGATCCAATTCAAAATGGTTGTCTTTGCGATGGCTCTTTGAGGGCCACCCACGTATGAGTTGCAGTCGCTGTTCAGGAAAGCTTCAACGATGTAGTCATTGGAGGCGTTGGTCTCGTGTTGCTGAGCCTCCTTACGGTTTTCGAAGATCTTCCCGTCAGTCGTCATGTAGGCAGTGATCTCTTTCATTTGTATTTGTTCTTTGCTTGCCAAAAGGTCAAAAGGGCAGAGAACATGGCCCATCCTCGTTTGAGGTCGGACTCTGTCCACTCGTGTACGGTTACCAAACCCGGGACGGTGCGGGACACAAACACGTTCGCACAGCGAGCCTTATGCATGCCCAGACCGACTCGGTAGGCTGCAAGCTGCATGAGGTGCTCATCGTAGGGGGCGACTTTTGTGGGGTCGTCAAAGTCCTTCGTCTTGATGTCTACAACGACGTCAGTGCCGATCATGTCGACCTTTCCACCAAAGCCAAGGTCGTGACAGAAAGCCCGCTCACAGACCCATTTCTGGTCGCCAAAGGTTTGGTATAGGATGCGATCAGTAGCCATGACTGCGTCACTGGTAGGGACAGGCTTTTCTTCGTAAAACGATTGGATCTGTGCATGAATGTCTGTGCCGGCATCCGCAGCCTTTTTGCCATGCTCCTTTGAGTCGTGCATGACCCTCTCGAGGAAGACCTCCTCGGACTCCGTTTCCATTCTTGGTAGGGTAAGAGCGGCCATCAGAACCTGACGCTGCATCCAAGCGATTAAACCGGGCTTGGCGGCTACATTGAGGATCGTGGTGACCGAAGGTACCAAGTCCATGTTGCGGGCGTCTCTGAGGGTCGTAGGACGCTCCTTGCCGTTCGATCCGATTACGGTATAGGCAGGGATTCCGTCCCGTGTATACCAGTGACCTGCTTCGGATTGGTGTTCCTTGACAATCATTTTTTCTCCTAGAGTTGATGGTGATGGGCGTTACTCATGTCAATGTAGGCGTTTGTCCGAAGAGCTGTGCCTCCATTGATTGTTGCTTGGGTCTCGGTCGTGCAGAGTCTGACGGTAGGGATCATCTTGCCGTTTTCAAAGATCCTCTGAATCAGAAGATCCTTAGATTTGACAAGGTACAGAAACCCCACAAACGGTACATTGAGTCCTTCAGCGATCTTGATTCCCTCCTGAATTTTTGACCACGTCACGAGCCATTCGCTCTGAAACGATTCCCTGAAGGTCTCGAGGGTAGCCTGTCTGCATTTGGTCTCCACAACAGCCTTGACCTCAGTGTCAATCAAAAGGGCGTCGACAATTGCTGGTTTGTTCTTCGGGGTTTGGACATACTTCATGTTGAAGCGAGCCTCAAACCACTGAGCGACGTACTGCTCATCAGCAAGAGACTCCTGCCCCTTAGGCGTCAGGATGTCGATTTTGGGCCCCTATTCAACGTAGCGCAGGTTGTCAGATGGGTAGACCTTGGTCTGAAGGCCACTCCGAGTGAACCAGTGAATGCGGACCATGTTGTCCACGTATTCCCAGCAGCCTTTAGAGGTTTCCCCGTCCCGGTCGTAGGAATAGACCTCGAGCAGTGGTCGATATTCCTTGCCGTTGTACATGCACCAACGATTTGTAAGGACTACCTCGCCGCCACCTTGATTGTTGAACCTGAATGTCTGGCCCCATGCGGGAGTGCAGATCAGAGCCAACACGAGAAGCAGCTTCATGTGTTTTTCTCCTGCAAAAACTCGTCTATCTTGTGTATCAGTTGTTCCCGGCTCAGGTCGCTCTCGTAAAACTCTCTTGCCTCCCCGGTGGCCAGCCCAACCCATTCACGCTTTGGGGGTGTGGCGTATAGAGGAATGGCGTTTTCAAACGACTCATTACAGATCGCCAGATAATCCTTGGTAAATTCTGCCCACGCCACAGGCTCTTGCCTACCCCACAATAAATTTTCATACCACTGATCGGCATCCTTATCCTCTGCCCCTGCGATGGCTTGGCGTAGGAGGTGGGCAGACTGAGCGCAATGCCTTCCTACAATTGAATCCTTATTCCAGCCATTTACTTTCTCGACAGACTCCAAAGCCTCCAATGCTTGCTTCATTGCTGAGATGCTCATATGTTCTTCTCCTTTAGTTTGGCTCTAATTGTCGATTCAATAATTCTTTGTTCAGTCCGTGAATCAACTGGCTCTGCCCATCGCCCACACTTATTACATTGCCAGTTAATCCTGTCGAATGAGTCCCGCTTTATTGTCCCGCCATCATGAAACCAAGAACACCATTGTTCTGATAGCCACTTAGCCATTGTTCTTCTCCTTTAGTTTGGCTTCGATGGCTCTGGCGAATGGTTGCACACAGTCATAAAAATCGCTTGCTTCAACATACTTCCAAACTGTTTCCATCTCCTCATCCGTCAGCCCAACCCATTCTCTTTTTGCTCTGAGGTAGCCAAGCACATCTCGTAGCTCAGACTCCAGTGCGTCTAGCGCCTGATCCATTGTGTCTGCATGGCCTGTTGCTAGGTCAAATGTACCCATGATTCGGATAAGTCGATTTTTGTCAGAAACTCGTACATTTTTTTCTGACATTACAGGTGCAGTGTAGAGAGGCACATCATCGGGCATGGGCTTCAGACCAAGGTTGGTTTTCCATTCGCTTGCACCCCAGTGTGTTGCCGATGCTCTCATACCAGCCAGTTCTTTCCCATTGATCCAGCAGGCAGGCTCTTGCTGATCTGCATTTACTCTCAGAACCGCCAGTGCAAAGCTGATTAGCCCGTCTTCTGGGAGGTTCCAGCGTCCAAAGTCGTCCATCCACCCGTACTGGTCTGCTAGGTCAAAGATTTCTTCGTCAGTCATTTCTCACCTCCCTTGAACCAAAGCGCGGCACAGACATACTCAAGCCGCTCCGATGGACGCTCGGCATTGAGCGCATCACGAAATCCCTTCTCGTAGGACTGAAGCAAGTCCTTCGCTTGGAACTCCCTCTCCTGTGCCTTGTACATGAGATGTAACCAACCCACTCCACATAAAAATCCAATAATTAAACCGACGATTGTTTTGCCCAATTTTTTTTCCTTAAATTGAACGGGTCATGAGCCTTCAACGTGTTAACGAACTCATACATATATGTCCCGCCAATCTTTCCCGTTCTTTTCCTCATTACTGATCCAGCCTCATACATGTCCTTCAATCTCTTCCGGGCGATTGACAGCGTGATCTTGTGTTTTTTTGCGTACTGCTCAGCCGTGAATATCAAGAAAATCTCCTATGCAGCGAATAATTTTGGGATCAGCTTGTTGATGCGCTCCTGACGCTCCTGACCGAGTCGGTTAAGTTCCTCCCAGTCAACGGTTGTCTGTGAGTCGATCAGCTCACTGATCACAGCTCTGGCCATCTCTGGCTGGTTTGCGTCCAAGCACTCAAGGGCTAGTTTTAGTTTTGAGATGTCAGTCATTCAGCTCTCCAAAAAAAAGCCGGGGCGAACCCGGCTGTAAGGTTAGAAGGGAATGTCGCTATCAAGGTCGTCAAACGGATCAGCCTTGGCTGAGGCCTTGGATGGGGTCTTGTTGCCCTTGATTGCGTTCCACTCGGGTGATAGCTCGATCTTGGCCTTGATGCCCTGTGAGAACGTCTCATAGAGCTCCATGTTGGGTTCCTGAAGGTCGAAGATCTGAAGCTTGTTCTTTCCCTCGGGTAAGCCGGCCTTCTTCATGGCAGCAGGCACAGGGTTCACGTTCGTGACGTTCGTGTACTCCCTGCCATTGTTGCCCTGAGCGGTAACCACCGAGACCATAGCCCACGCGCCAAGGATATTTTTGAGGTCGAACCCCCTAAGCTCATCAGCCGTAAACTCCCGACCCCTCCAGCTGACGAGATCCTTGCGTAGAGTTGCCTTCTCGGAGAGGGAGACGGTGTAGGTTTTTGAAATCGATAGTGGCTCCCCCTTAGCGGTCTGAAGCGGGTTCCCGTTTTCGTCTTCACTGTGGATCTCCCATTGAACCATCAATTTTTTGGCCATCTTGATCGAGCCCTGAAACTCCGTTTTCTGGGTTCCAAGGTCAACGATGCGGTAACACCGAGCGAGCCACATGCCTGCTGGTACGGGGGTGAAGCTACTGCTGTTTTGTTCTGAGATGATCATTTCCTAGTCCTAGTTCGTGTTGAATTAAACGCCAATCGTCCTCTGTGGCGGTTCCTTGTTTTGCCCGCAACAGAGCCTCCTCGGTCTGCTGCTGGCGCTCGAGCATCAGTTGATGCCACTCTGCTTGGTCATACATAAATAACGCCTCCTTTGTACCCACACGATGTGGTGAAGAGATAGTACATCCTGTAATTTAAAATTACAAGGGGGACTTGCAAGTTAAATATTTTTGTGTAACATCCACTTTTACGAGGAGGTTTTATGAAGCTATCAGACTGGTTGGATAAGCAGCCCAGAGGGACTAGGGCTCAGTTGGCACGGTCGTTGGGCATCACCCCGACGTGGATGTGTCAACTAACGGCAGGAAGAGGTAAGGCGAGCGTTGAGCTGGCCATTGAGATAGAGCGGTTGACCGACGGGCAGGTCACTCGTTCTGACATGCGCCCGGACATTTTTGGAGAGTGAACATGGAAAAGGTACAACAGGAAACACTGCGTCGTGCGTTGATGATGTTGTCTGGATCGGGCTGTTCTTACATCGTGAAGGACCCTGACGGCCAAACTCATTCGTTTGGTTCGTTTGAGACCAAAAAGGGAAGAACCGGGTCGTACGAACACGCTGAGCGTTTAGGAACGCACGTGAACTACCACCTGAAGGACATCCAGATTGGAGAGGTTCGCCTCATTCCTCTTGGCGATTTTGATAAAGGCAGGTTGCATTCAAGGGTCACGGCCATCCTGACAAACAAGTTTGGCAAGGGGTCGTTCACGACCGTAACCAATAAGGAAAAGGGCGCCATTGAGGCTCTGCGACTCTCATGAACTGGTACAAATTTGATCCCTTGCAGCACAGAGTAGAGACGTTCCATCTTGGCAAAGCGGATGACCTTTGTTATCGCTTTTTGATGGACCACTACTACGTAACCGAAAAGCCACTTACCGCGGATGTAAGGGCCCTTGCCAAGCATATCGACATGGACGAAGAGGTTGTTCAGGGCGTGCTCGAGGAGTTCTTCACGCTCACGGACCGCGGCTGGGAGCACGAGCGTATTCAAAAGGACATCGATGCACGCCTACATAGAAGGAAGATGAACCAACGTAGCGGCAAGATGGGAGGGCGACCAAAGTCCTCTGAGTAATGCTTTGGGCATACGCTAAGCAATGCTTAGCGCTTGCTTGTAGCATGCTCATAGCACTCCTTGACGCATCAAAACACCTAAGTGTTATGTGTTGATGTTGCGTGATTACTTGTTATGGGTTATTGTTGTTTCACTTTAACAAGGAGGGTTCATGACACCAAGACTTTTGGCCGCAAAAAATGGCGAGAACAAGTATATCGGTAGTGCGTGTAAAAACTGTGGTTGCACCTCGAAGTGGACGATCAACGCTAGTTGTGTCCAGTGCTCAAATCAACGGGCGCGGGAGAACGTCAAGAAGAGTCGAGAGGCCATCAAGGAGCTGTTGCAAGAGGCGAAAGATAAGAGGTCTTCCAATGAAGGTTGACATCTGGATGCCGCTGTATGTTGCCGATTATTTGGCCGCCACATCTCGCTTGACCACAGAGCAGCACGGCGCTTATCTGTTGATTTTGATGGATTACTGGCGCAACGGTCCTCCACCAGATGATGATCTTGTCCTCGCTCAAATCACTCGGATGACGCCTGATGCTTGGAGCATTGCTCGAGCATCGATCAAGCATTACTTTGAGATTGAAAATGGGCTTTGGAAACATGCAAGGGTTGAGCGTGAGCTGGATGCCGCAAAAGACAAGAAAGAGCGGCAAACGGCTAGGGCAAAGGTTGCAGCCCAAAAAAGGTGGGATAAGACTGATGCTGTAAGCAATGCTACAAGCAATGCAGCAAGCAATGCACAGGGAATGCTTGAGCAATGCCCTTCACCTTCACCTTCACCTATTAAAAAAACTGGGGATAGGCAAAACAAATTAACCCAGCTTCCTCCAGACTTTGAACCCAACGAAAATGGGATCAAGTTCGCTGAGGAGCAACGCATCGATGTGGCACATGAGCTCAGGTCCTTTAAAGACCATCACCTTGCGAAGGGCTCGACCTTCAGGGACTGGCAAGCTGCGTGGAGAACTTGGGTTGGCCATGCCGTGAAGTTCGGTCGGGCAAAGCCTGTCGAGGTTGAGCCTTGGATGGTGAGGAGGGGCATATGATTTTCTCCGACCAAGATTTCCAGATGGAGGACTGGGTTGACCCTCAGGACGCTGGTGAGCAGGTTCGGTCTGCCTCTCAGTACATCGAGCAGATCCGTGACGAGCTCCTTAACCCTGTCGCTGTTGCTCCACCGGTCGTTATGCCGTGGTCCAAGTCCGTAGGCAAGTTTCAGTTCCGCCCCGGTGAGGTGACCCTGTGGGCAGGTTCCAACGGTGGGGGCAAGTCCCTGATCACGGGGCAGGTTGCCCTCGGGTTGGTGCAGCAGGGGCAGACGGTCTGCATTGCCTCGTTTGAGATGAAGCCCAAGCGTTCGGTCTACCGGATGCTCAGGCAGTTCTCAGGGGTGAACCTCGACCAGATCGTTCATGGACGTGCCGAGAAGGTCGGCGCTTACCTGAGCGACTTCAAGAGCTTCGCCTCCACCAAGCTCTGGTTTTTTGACCAGCAGGGCTCTACGTCCGCGGCGATGGTCTTGGCCATGGCTCGGTATTGCGGGACGATTCTTGGGGTGCAGCACATTTTCATCGACTCGCTCATGAAGTGCGTGGCCGGGGAAGACGACTACAACGGCCAGAAGGCTTTTGTAGACCAGATCACAGCTCTGGCTCGAGACCTCGATGTCCACATTCACCTCGTGCACCACATCCGCAAGCAGAGCTCCGAGGAAGGTCTGCCGAACAAGTTCGACATCAAGGGCACTGGGGCCATCACCGATCAGGTCGACAATGTCCTGATCATGTGGCGGAACAAGAAGAAGGAGCACGACATCCAAAATGGTAAAGCGACGGACCCTTTATCCCCAGATGCCATGCTGATGTGCGAGAAGCAGCGGAACGGCGAGTCCGAGGATTGGTTTCACCTGTTCTACCACCGGGACAGCCAGCAGTTTGTGGAGGCTCCAGACTCGGTGCCCTACACGTACAACGCTGGAGCTGAATTTTGATTTTTTACTCAACGCAGAGCGTGAGGGAGAAGGAATGGAACGAGGGAGAGGGCGATGACCAAGAGCGACACCGGTGTCTTGTCCGGTATGTTATCCGAATGCGTCTTAGTGACCGCGATAGGGCTCACAAGTGGCTCAACGGTAAAAGCGACGGTAAGGGAGGATGGGTCCGTGGTTGGAATGACATGCACCCGGGGTCCATCCTTGAGCGAGACGTCATCGAGCAGTGGAAGCGGGGTAACCGAGGCGAGGGCTGGATTGATTCTTAACCTGCCTTGGCCGCCAACGATGAACACCTACTGGCGGAACTGGAACGGACGCACGGTCATCTCAAAGGCTGGGCGGGAGTACCGGCAGGCGGTGATGGATCAGGTTTCGATCCAAGGTGGTGCTAAAAATTTTACCGGGAAACTCCGGGTGGTGATCAAGGCCTACAGGCCTGATCGTCGTAAAAGGGACCTCGACAATCTGCTGAAGGCCACATTGGACGCCCTGACCCATGCCGGGGTGTGGTCTGACGACGGGTTGATTGTCGATTTGCGAATTTACTGGGCCGATGACATGGGCGGTCGACTTGAGGTGGAGATCTATGACGGAGCTTCAAACCCTGCGAATCATGCGGGCAGTGCAGAAGGTGTTGAACAACGACCGGCGCAGGCAAACGATGATCAGAGGTAGCCGGACAACGAAACGAATTGCAGACGAGTACCTACAACGTGACCTGCAAGATCTGAGAAAACTGATACGGGAGACAAACGATGAGTGAGACACCAGACGCAGCGATTGAGTACCTGTTCAAGCAGGGCAAGCGGTACGCCCAAGCCAAAGCAGACCGGATTTATCTCGAGGAATACCGCAAGAGCCTGAAGGCGATTTTGATGAAGAGGTCCATGGAGAACGCCGTCAACGCTCAAGAGCGGGAGGCTTACAGCGATCAGGAGTACATCGAGCTGCTAAACGGATTGAAGGCCGCGGTTGAGACGGAGGAGGAGCTCCGATGGGGGCTGATTGCCGCACAGGCTCGGATAGAGGTGTGGAGGACGCAGGAGGCGTCCGCTAGGGCTGAGGTGAGGGCTACCCTATGACTTACCGAAATCAGCGGCTTCTAGAGGCTCTGAGGGGCCTTCCCTGTCAATTGTGCGGGATCGAGGATGGGACGATTGTCGCTGCACACTCAAATCAGCAGATCCATGGCAAGGGAATGGGGGTAAAAGCTCATGACTGCTACGTGGCTAGTCTCTGCTTCAAGTGCCATGCTCAGATCGACCAAGGGACGATGTACGACAAGCAGACGAAGAAGGAAATGTGGGATCTGGCCTTCCAGAGAACCATTTTGGAACTGTGGAAGCGGGAAATGATCAGGGTGGCGTGATTTTATCTGCCTGATTTCATTAGCATTTTGCTTTTCTCCTAGTGCTGGACTTGCACAAACTCAAACAAACACCTACAGTACCAATACGGTCACTTCCGACCGGTAACAAGGAGAAACGAAATGAAAGCAGACATCTTCACCGCCATCGACGAACTCGGAATGCTTCAGGCTCAGATCGCTGAGCTGACCAAGCGGGCTGAGGAAATCAAGGACGCTATCAAGGACGACGCCAGCCTCTCCGGCACCAAGTCTTTCGAAGGCACCCTGTTCAAGGCCACCTACGTTGAAACGAACCGCTCCACGGTTGACTGGAAGGGCATCGCCGCGGTCCTGAGCATCCCTGCTGAGCTGATCGCTGAGCACACCAAGACCACCGCTGTGTACAGCGTCAAGGTCACCAGCAAGTAATCGGAGGCCATCATGACATTCGACAAAGCACTCAACGATTTGCCAGATGTTTGCGGCTTCGATGCATTCAGCCACAAAACGATCGAGGACCTCTGCTGGCTTTGCTTGCACGAACTGGACCTTCATGCAGAACGGGAGTACTGGCACCCAGTCGCTGTGCGCAAGAAGTTGGTGGCCTTCTGCAAAAAATACGGCCACCACCAAGACGAAGCGCAAGCGATGTTCAACAAGGGTGCTGGCTTAAAAAAGTCGGACGCATACCTTTAATCAACCGGGGGCTTCGGCCCCCATCGAGGAGCAATTCATGAGCAAAACAATTGAAACCCTGCTGGATACAAGACGCTGGATCGCCAACATCGATGACGAGCGTGGTGACGGTAGCGGCATCATCGTGACCCTCAAACGAGGCTGGGATTTTGAGGACGAGAAGGGGTGTGGTGTGCGTGGTTTTGACACCCTTGCTGAAGTGAGGTCGGGCACCACTAGGGCTTGCGTTACTCAGCACAAAATTTACCTGTAAATCAACGGGGCCTTGGCCCCTTCGGGAGAAGACATGAACAAGGGATGGGTAGTAGTGAGATTCTTGGATGACGGCTCCGAGCGGGCTCGAACGGTCGAGTGGTTTGAGGAGCAGTTTGAGGCGCAGGAGGAGTCTGAGAAGCTGAACGAGCAGGCACCTGCTGGGGTGTGGTACGGATGGGAGAGACAGACATGAGCATCGCAAGCATCGTCGAGGAAACGGTCCGGGCACATAGCCTGATTGCCTACTGCGATTACATCGCTGAAACGATTGCCGGCAATCTGAAGGCCAACGATACTGACAGGCTTCTGGCCCATGTGGGTTGCCCCCGGTTGGATCTGGCCCCAGAGGGCTACCTTCAGAGCACGAAGAAAACCATCGAGGTTACTGACCGCAACGGAAGGCGCTACCGCATCACAGTGGAAGAGGTATGAGCGTAAACGAGCGATACACCAAGGCAGGGGTTGAGGCGACCGTGGTGGGCCCCAAGGGGTCTGCCCGGGTGATACCAGACAAGGACCGATGGGGCTTTACTGTCTGGGTCGTGTACCACGAGCAGAGACACGAGGCGGAGGGTTACTACCAAGCGGTCGAGTTCGCTAAGAAGCTGGTTGAGTCGACCTAGGGTTTGTCCTAACGAAATAGTTTGCACAAACCAAGAAGGTTCTGTACTATATCCATACGGTCACTTCGGACCGGACAACAAGGAGAAGACAGATGAAATTCTTTAACATCACCCCCGACTTCAACGTGACCGCCATCTCTGACAAGGTACCCGCAGCCGGTCCAAATGTATGGTGGTCAGCCACGCAAGCCGGCTGGGCCTGTCGCAATGACTTCGAGACCCTTGAGATGGCCCAGAAGGTGGCCGCTTCGGCCTCCAACCTCACTGGCGACACTTACATCGCCACCGACGCCGGCGAGGGCTGCTATCCCCGCTACAACGTGATTGAGGCCCCTTCGGTAGGTGAGGAGGTGTCCTACACCTTCAATGGCGATTACTACCCCTGCGGCACCATCGTCAGCATCAGCAAGTCGATGAAGCTCATCGTGACCAGCACTGGCCGCAAGTTTTACCGCCGTGGCCAAAGTGGCGCATGGGTGAACAACAAGATCTGGTCAATGGTTAACGGCCACATCACCCGCTGGAATCCCGAGTTCTAATCGGTGGGGCTTCGGCCCCTAGGGTTTGTCCTAACAAAAAAAACACAAAAAAAGTTGCACAAACCAAGAGGGTTTGAGACCATATGTCTACGGTCATTCCGACCGGTAACAAGGAGATGAAAATGAACACAGCACAGCAATACCGCGAATCAGCAGCTAAGCACATTCAGGCGGAGCAGGAGTCTTTCGAGCGTTGTGACACTGATGGGTTTTTGAGCCAGTGGGCGCATAGCGTCAGCGCACGACTCGATGACGCAAAGGCACGAATCGTTGAGAACGGCAACACCTCAGTTTTCTTTGGCCTCTATGATGGCGACCGCCGTGTGGCCGCGAAAATCATTGAGACGCAGTTTGGATCGACTTGGTTGCTGTCTGACGAGGAGGCTAACCAGTATGGCCGCAAGTTTGTCCCGATTGGATCGAAGAGCCGTGTTCAGAAGCAGCTTGGCCTGCGTGAGCGCAAAGAGATTGCTCCGGCATGGGTCACCCTGAGCGGCAAGACGGCAGTGAACGTCCGCCCCTTCATCTTTCGCACCGGCGACAAGTGGGGCTCCGACGCAGTTCTTTGCCAAGAATAATTTCAACGGGGGCTCCGGCCCCCTCACAAGGAGAAACCAAATGGCTTTTCAAGAAATGGACAAGATCGTAGAGCGCTTCTTTGACAACCCTGCATTCACTGCGCCCGCCAACAGCCGGCGTGAGGAGCGTGCAGATCGCTGGATGAACGAGCGCTATGGTGAGCTGCTTGACCTATGCAAGAGCGGCAAGAGGTCGGAGGGCGGCTGGTACATGAGCCACACAGCTTCGGCTCGAGATGATGCAATCGCCTTCCTCATGGACAACGACTGCTTCCAAGAGAT